TGTCGAATTTATCTTTTAAATTGGACATTTGACCGGCTGTTGTGCTTGAAGCATTTTGAAGCGCATTATAATATAACCCCGATTCGCTTGACGCTTTGCGTAATGCGTATGTTAACATGTCGTAGGAAATGTCCATATCTTTAACGTCGTCAACATTTTTACCCATTGCGTCGGCTAATATTCCGTAAATGTTAATTCCCGCCATTCCAAACTGACGAATATCCATTGCTGTTGCTTTTCCAACATTTTTAATCTGTTGCAAATTCAACGACATTCTGTTTAACTCGTCATTTCCGCCCCCCGTTGCTGCAACTGCGTTTCCTAACGCCATGATGTCGGTTCGCGCTGTTTCTGCGCTTACGCCCGTTGAAATTATCGCCCTATTGGCTTGTAACAATGTTGAAAAATCAAACGGCGTTGTCGCTGCGTCTTTTTGTATATTTAAAAATGCTGAATGTGCCGCTTCATTTGTTTTTAAAAATGTTTTTAACCCCATTTCAGCGGATTCAAACGACGAACCAACTTCAACAACTGAACGCGAAAAATTTGTTAATTGGTAAACTGAAAACGCACCCGCCGCAATTGTTGCCAACCCACCAAATGACGAACTTGTATTGTTAACGGCTTTGTTTAAATTTTCGGTGTCCTTTGTTGCATTTTTGATTTGCTGTGTAAACAAATCTTTAAGCGACAAAATATATTCAACTTTGCTTGTACTCATGTTTTATTTTATTTTCGTTCCAACTTTCCGTCTTTATGCAATGCAAACATTAATTCGCCTTCTAATTGGTAAAACTTATCGTCGTCCAATTCGTCAGGGTTTATTCCAAAAAAATAGCGAAGCAACGCGCTAATTTGCCGTTCTTCGCTACTCTCGTCCGTTATGCGGTACTTTAATTTTTTTTTTGAATATTCAAATTGTACAATTCAACCAATGTTGACGCGTACATGTTGAACGTCAAATAAATTGCGTCGTTTTCCGGCTTATCGTCCAAAATTCGCGAATCTGAATGACTTGTTATTAAACACGATTTCAAAATGTTATCGTTTGCCTGACTTAATGACTGCGGGGCTAAATCCAACGCATACATTTTTTGCAACCTTGACGGCATTTTAAAATAACCGACTATCGGCTCATTTTTGTCTGTAACGATAACGTGTGCATGAACTTTCACGTTCAATTCATTCGTTAACTTTTCCGCGATTTTATCCGCTTCCTTTTGTACTTTTTCCAAATCTAAACTTACACTCATAAAACAATTTTTATAAGTGTAAATTTAGAACTTTTTTATTAACGAACGATTGCGCCAATAATTATTGGAATTTTAACCGTAATTGACGTGTCGCCCTCGCTTGATTCCAACGGGTTTTCCATGAACTCAACCATTTTCAACGTGTCTTTTTGCGGTAATACATTTGCCCCACCGAAAACAACGTTAATATCAAACGGTGCAATGTTTAACGGATTTCTATTTGGCGACGCTGCAATAATTTGTTTCCATTCGTCCGTTTTCATTTCAATCGAACCGGAATACTCAACGCGACCATATCCACGCGCAACGGGTTCGTTACCCGCGCCGTAAATGTTTTGTTTTTCTTGTTTATGCGTGTACTCAATTTTTGAAATTGTAGTTAACGGATTGCCGAACAACATAACTTGTATGTTTCCCCAACCGTATGCCACGCCGTTAATTAATGGTGCTGCCATGTTTTAATTTTAAATTGCTGTTGTAAAACCAATATTGATTGTAATAAAATCCGCTACCCCGATAGGTAACAAACGAATTGCAACGTTGATATTGTTTGTTGACAAAACATTTTGTGCCGGATCAATTGTAACGTCAAACGCTGACAATTCGTTGTCGCGAATCATTTGTTCTAATGACAACCCCGCCTGACTTTCCATGTATGCAACAAATCCCGCTGTCATTGTTCCGTCGCTGTTCAACGTAATAGGTCTGCTAACTTCCGGCAATAATGTTGTTCTAACGCCGCGTGTTGCTTTGTCAATCGTTCTATTTGAATAAATAAAATGATAATCTGACGTTGGCAATGTCGATGTCGTTGGCGGTGTGTTGTATGTTCCACCTATTCCAATCATTTTGCGTAAAAACATATATCCGTAATCGTTTAACGTTGTCAACGCTGAATCTGCTAAATCGGTGTTATTTTGTCCATTTCCAAACGCTGCCGTTTCCAATTCGTAACCATTTGACATGTTAAATTTACCAATCCATGCAATTGATTCGTTAACCGCTGACAATGCAACTGCGCCCAATTTTGCGCCCAAATCTGATATTGTTTTCCCGGTTGTTTTCCAAAGTTTAAAACCGAATCCGTTTCCGTCTTGGGAAATAATAACAGAAACATTTTTTGAACCCAAACCGGTAATGTCTGTCAATGACGTTATTGTTGTTGTTCCTGAAATTTCCGGCGCATACAATATCGACAATGGTTTATAAATTGCTTGGGACGCTGTCGCTTGCGTTTGTAATGCCCCAACTTGCGCTGTTGACCATGCCGTTGAATAGTTATGAAACACACCCATTTGACGAATTTCGCCGTTTGCAAAATCGCGAACCAATGCAACGTTTGACGCTGCGTATGTGTCGTAATATGCTACATACAAAACGCCTTTTGGTTGTAATCTGAAAAACTCTGAAATGTGATAATATTCAACAATTCTTTTTGATGCAACCCCACTGACAACCGCTTGCGCAATTGTTGCCGCAAATGTTCCGGTAATAACTGCCGAATAAGGTGTTCCGCTATTTGGAAAAATTCCCTCGCCTTTTTTTGTTGTTATTGTAATAACTGCCGCCGAACTTGTCGCCGTGAATCCGTGTGTGTTTGTCAACGCGTTAATTGCTGCCGTTACTGCCGTTGCCGCTGTTGTTGTTGTTGCAACGTCTGCCGACAATAAAGTATATTCACACAAAGAAATTGCAACGCCTTTATAATCTGTATAAACTACTTTGACAACGTCGCCCGCTGCCCCTTTGTTTGTAACGGTATATGTTGACGTCGCTTTTGTTTCGTCTGAATAAAGTGTGTCAATTCCCAATGCGATTGCGTCCGCTACTGAAAATATCTTTTTTATTCTCGATGTTGACGAAAACCCTGACGGCAACGACGAATTTACAAACATTAACCCGGAAATGTAATCTTTGCCCGGCAATGCACGTCCCAAACCGCCTTGTCCGTAATTAAACGTAATATTTGGTAAACTCATTTTTTTTATTGTTTAAAAAAACCCTTGAATATTTTACTAAACAAGGGTTTTAATGTTAATTAATTACTGCGCCCCGTCTGTGTCTGCGCTTGCCTTTGTTTTTTTCTTTGCGCCTTGCAAAATTTCGTCGCGTGTCAATTCTTTACATTCAACGTTTGGCTTGTTAAAATACCATTCGTCCCCTACCATGTAAACAACTAAAACATGCGGAAAATCTGTCAACGCTTGTTTTAAATCTTCCATGATTCAAACAAATTAAACAGTTATTGCACGTCCCGCTTCCAACCAATCTGTACCGTCATAATTAAAATGTAACGTTGCTGTTTTACTTGCTGTTACCGTAATTGTTCCCGCACTTTTAAAATTAGTTCCAAATGTTACAACTCTATTTGTTGCATCTGCGTTTAACATAATAACTAATTCGTCATATTTTTGACTTAATGAATCAACTATATTTATAGTCATTGCACCTGTTAATGTTGCCGGTTTTATCCATGTTTTCGACGCGTTTGGCGTTACGGATAATGTTGCAGCATATGCCGGCTCAATTACTGCATGTGTTAATACTCGTCCGGTATTATCTCCCGGTAAATTGTCAAATCTTGCCATTTTTTTATTGTTTTAAATGGGACGGTTGCCCGTCCCGTTATTGTTTTAATTATGCTGTCATTGTTGTATAAACAACCAATTGGTCTGCGAATCCAATTTGCGTATCCATTTTGAACAATCCTTTTACAAAGAATAATTCAGAATTGTTTTGCAAACGTTGCAATTGCAATTGATTATCTTCCGTACTGTTGATTCCCAACCAAAGGTTTGAATCGATGTCCGGTTTACAAATACAAAGGAAAAATGTATTTTCAGGCATTCCGGCAACCGGAACAACGTCATATCCTCTGTATTTTGTATATGCTGCTTCATCTGAACGAATGTTTTTGTAACTGTCCGTTCTCAACGCTTCTTCATATTTCAATTGGTCTGCGTATGAAACAACAAATTTCAATCCACCTTTTCCGTATTTGAATAACAATGCCGGCGGAACTAAACTCATTGCTGCCGTCCATTTGTCGCGAATGTTTGATGATGTCAAAGCAACCGGCGAACCAACTTGGATAGTTGTGTTGTTGTCCAATGCTTTTTTAACCAATCCGTCAAAATAGAAATAATTTGCGTCTGACGCTGCACCACCTTTTGACGTTGGATCAACTGCTGAACCGCTTGCGTCATATTGTGTTCTTGATTTCCAAATTGC